ATGCCGTCAGGCCCCAAAGACGTGACCACGGAGCAGATCGTGCAGGTCTTTGCGCGACAACAATGGAAACCAGAGACGCGCAAAGCATACAGGAACACCATATCGTCGTTCTTCCGATGGCTGCATAAAAGCGGCAGACGGTCGGATGATCCGAGTCTGGACGTGCCAAGGGTGAAGAAGCCGCACGCGCATCCCAGACCATGCCCGGACCGTTACATCGCTGCGGCGATGGAGATGGCCACGCCGTCGGAAAGACTCATGATCCGGCTGGGCGCGGAGTGCGGACTGCGGCGTGGCGAGATTGCGCGGGTCCACAGCGATGACGTGGTGGCCGACAGCGCCGGCCGGTCATTGATCGTGCGCGGCAAAGGCGACAAGCAGCGCATAGTGCCGTTGCCGGATGATCTGGCCGGCATCATCATGGACGCGCATGGCTACCTGTTCCCCGGCCGGTTCGGAGGCCACGTCGAAGAATCATATGTCGGCGACCACATCAGCCATCTGCTGCCAGACGGATACGGCGCACACACGCTGAGGCACAGATCCGCCACGGTGACGTATGCGACGACGCATGATCTCTTCGTCGTGGCCGAACTGCTCGGCCATGAGTCTGTGGAGACCACAGAGCATTACGTGGCCATGCCCGATGGCCGTTTACGTGCGGCAACGGCTGCCGTCAGACTTGACGTTTAGGCCGCGTGGCGTGCCGAGAGCCGTGCTTTCTTGGTGCGAGCCGCCTTCGTCACGTCGTTGTCCTTCCAGTAGCACCAGATGGCGCTGCCGGCTGTCCATGCGAGGCTTACGAGCTGCGTGATGGTCGTGTCATCGATGTTGAGCACCGGATGGCCGAACATCGTCAATGCCTGGTTGACGAGCGCGAGCAGGAGCACGAGGAATCTTGAGACCGTCCCGCTGTCGATTTTCGGTGTCGTGGCCGGCATGTCTTCGGCCACATCATCATCGGTGGCGGTGACGGTGGCCCCTTGTGAGGTCTGTCCATCGATCGGCAGCATGCCGAGTCGCGCGGTGGTGTCGGTCGATGGCAGGCGGTTTTCCGTGGTGTCGGTCATGAGTTTCCTTCCAGTTTGGCGATTTTTTCGGTGAGTGCGGTGATCTGCTGCTGTTGCGCCTCGATGGTCTTGGTGAGTTTGTCGATGCGGTTCGGGATCTCGAAGCAGATGGCGTTGTACACGTTTCCGCCTGGCGCGCTGCCCCTGTAGTTGTAGGTCATGATGCTTGCGCAGATTCGAGACGGCAATTCATAGGTGAGCATGTTGTACATGTTGCCGCCTGGCGTTGCGTTTTTCCCGTTTGGCTTGTATGCCCAGTTCCATACTTCGTCTCCGGCGTTTGCCATTTCGTCTCCTTCGTATCCGTTGATTTGATTCGCTTGGTTGATGACCGACTGCCAGTCGAGGCCGTTTGGACACCGGTCCGGGCAGGCGGGATGCGTGCTCGGTGGGATGTCGCGGTGTAGGAAGATGTTCTTGCCGCGCTCCAATCGGCCGAGGCCGTACCGTTTCGCGATGTCGGCGCAGAGTCTGGCGGATGCCGCGACGCATTCCTTGGTGCAGGGGATGAAGTCGAGGCCGCCCTGGTGCTCGATGCTGATTGACCGGAGGTTGCTTGACTGCGAGCCGTCGGCCCATGCGCCGTCCGCTTCCGACACATATTGGTGGATCTCGCCGTTTCCTCCGATTCCGTATGTGCTTGATGCCTGTGCGCTTGTTTTGGCGAAGAGGCTGTCGGTGCCGGCGAGATATCCGGCCATGACATGCAACGTGATGCGGTCAACCTTGTTGCCTTGGCGTCCGTCGTAATGGTTCGGTGAGCCTTTCCATATGATGCCTTCCATATATTCCTTTCAGTCGAACAGGTCTTCAGGTGGTTCCGGCGGTGGTGGTGGGGCGCGACGGTAGATGTGGTCGATGAGTTGCCGGTTATATTGCCAGAGGCGTTGGTTGTCGGCCTGCATCTTCTGTGCGAGCCTGTAGGCTTCCATCTTGTTCTTCGCGGCGGCCGAGAGGGTGGAGACCAGTGCGCCGACTACCGCGCCGATAGCGCCGACGATGGCGATGACGAGATCCGTCATGCGGCCGGCCACATCATGGTTCCATAACGATTGTCGGAGATTTGCTCGCCGCCGCGACGGCTGTAGACGATGACTCCGGTGGGTTTGACGATGAACACGCCGATTGACGTGTTGTTGGAGCACATCGGTGCGAAATTCAGTTCGAGCGGCGGTCGTGCTTCCTCGGGGAGCGTGCCTGGCATTTGGCTTTCGCTCCATCCTTTGGTGCCACTGTCCGAGAGATTAATCGTGACGTAAACGAATCCATGTTTTATCATGTATTCGCATTTCCAGCCTGATTTGTTAACAAGCGTTGTTTTGGCTTTGTCATCGGCGGTGTACCAGTATGCGTGATGCCAGCTGGTCCCGTCCCAGATGTACGGGCCGGTGTTGTCGCCGTCCGAGGTGACGAAGCCGGTCTGGCCGACCGTGGCCGTCTGTGCCTTCAGCGATTCGAGCGTGGTGGCGATCACAGGTGTCGCACCGGCTGGGGTGGAGCGTCTATCGACGGTATCCAGCGCGGTCTCGAAGGTGTCGGCCATGGCCTTGAACGAGTCCGGCGCGGTTGACACGAGGTCGGAGCCTTCCGGATACGAGAGGCCGTAGATTGATGTTGTTGCTGTCATTGTGTTCCTTCCTTTTCGGCGGTGGGCGAAGAAGTGTCGATGATCTGAATCATCGAGAGGTCGCAGATGTGCAGGTCGAGCTGCTGCCAGCTGAGGGTGGGCAGGTCGGCCCATGTGATCCGTTTCGTCAGCAGCGGCCGGAGCGCGGCCAGCGTCGCTTCCTGGGTGAGTGTCGGTTTGCCGTTGCGCCACCGGTATGAGAGCGTCCCGCCGATGGTCGTGATGGGGCCGGTGAAGGACGGTCGGCCGTCTGAGCCGGTCAGGGCCGACGCCTTGGCCTTGACGATGATGAACGGGCCGGATGGGCTTGCCTTGTACAGCCATGGCCGTCGTGCCGGGTCGAGTCGCGTGCTGTTGAACGTCACTGTCTCCGGGACCATGCGCAGGTCGTGCGATTCGAGCCATTGCGCGATGTTGACGCGGTCCGTGTCGCTGACGTTCGAGGTGCCGCCGCTGTTCCATACGCCGCCCGAGTCGTCCACGGCGAGCATGTCGGAATCGACGGTGAGGCTCTTCTGCATGGCGGTCAATTGTGGTGGCAGACGGTCCTGGTCTCCCATCGTGATCTCCACGTCGTCGAAAGAGAGCTTGCCGTTGTCCGATTTGACGCGTTTCGCGTTGATGACGACCTGTGTCACAGGTTCGGTGATGCTCAGATCCGTCGATGCCTCGATGTCGGCCGCCGAGAGCGCGTATCGTGTCTCTCCGTCGGTGAGGACGGTGAGTCGGCCATCGGTTGACAGATGCACGGCGATCGGGTCGGCGAGGAACAGCGGCCTGAGGGTGGATGCCGAGCCGTCGTAGACTTCGTGCCATTGAGGGAGTCGTGGCCCGACGGTGAGCCGGTGCAGCAGGTCGAGCTGCGATGGGTGGTCGGATGACGTGTATGGTGCGACGCTTGACGGCAGGGCGAGCCCGTCCAGTTGGGCTTCCGGCGCTCCCTGCGCCGAGGCCCTGCGGTTCATCTCCGCGAGGCGTGCGGATGGCGTGCCTATCCAGTGCGCGCCGTTCCATTTCGCGGCCGTGTCTGTCGGTCCTTGTGATTGCAGACGTTTCCATACGGCCATCCTCGATGTGGCGGAGAGTTTGAGCAGCCACCCGCCGTCGCTGGCCGGTTCGATGCTGCCGCCGGTGGAGACGGTGCCGGAGAACATCGTAGAGGCGAGCGAGTCGGTGGATTCCGGCGAGCCGGGGGAGTAAGCGCGGTGCAGCGAGTCGATCGGGATGCGCAGATCTTCCCAGCCGCCCATCGACGGCTGAAGATCTTGCCATCTGGGTTGATCGGAGAACTGCATGATCACTTTCATGCCGGCCAATGTGAGTGCCTGGCCTGCGAGCCGTCCGGTCTTGTCGCGCAGGGTGAAGGTCATCACGGCAGGTTCGGGCTGTTCGTCGATGCTGTCGCTTCCCCACCGGATAGTGAAAGAGTCGAGGGCTGCGATGTCCTTGGCTGAGTCGTTCACCGGTGTCCAGCCGTTGCCGGTGTCGATGAACATGAAGCACTGCTGCATCATGACCTCCTTGCGTCGTAGTCGGCCAGGAGCCGTTTGATGGCCTTGGCGGTGCCGTCCTTGTCGATGACCTCGCCGTTGATCTCCACGTTCCAGGTGTTGACCACGGCTGGCGTGGCCGTGTTGCCCTGGGCGGAGAGGTTGAGGGGCATGGCCGCGAGTCTGCGGTTGGCGCGGCTGATAGCGGTTTCGACGTGGCTGTCGAACCCGGTGTTGAGGCCCTGGGCGAAGCCGGTCATGATGGCCTGGCCGGCGGGGATGAGCAGGCGACGGTCGTAGCTGATCGGGCCTTTGTGGGCCTTGATCCAGTCGCCGATGCCGCTGATCCAGCCGGTCACGTTGCTCCACATCGATTTGAGGCCGTTGAGGAATCCGCTGATGATGCTTGCGCCGGCGTTGTAGAGCAGTGTGCCGGCTCCGGAGAAGAAGCCGCCGATTGTGCCCGGGATGCCACGGAACCATGAGACGACGCCGTTCCACGCGTTCCTGGCACCGTTCGCTGCCGAGTTGAAGATGCTGACGATGGTGGAGCCGAGACCGGAGAAGAATCCGATGATGCCCTGCACGCAGCCGGAGAGGAAACCCGTGAAGCTCGACCATACGGCCTTGCCGGTGTTGGTGCAGGTGAAGAAGTAGGTGAGTCCGGCCACGAGCGCGGCGATGAGCGTGATGACCAGCATGATCGGGTTCGCGGCCATGACCGCGTTGAGCAGTGCCTGAGCGACGGCGGCAATCCGCATGGCGGTGGTGACGGCGGTGACGGCCGCCACGGCGCCGCCGACGGCGGCCACGAGTGGCGTCACGAGATCCGTGTTTCGACTGATCCAGTTGCCGGCGGTCTTCAGCCAGCCGCCGACCGTCTGCGCGGCCGTGGCGACGGTGTTGAGCACGTTGCCGAACGAGGTTCCGGCCGGCTGTCCTCCGGTCATCGCGTTCACGACGGCCATGATGCCGTTCCACAATGATTGCAGTCCGCCGCCGACCGACTGCGCGGCCGTCTGCAAGGCGGTGAACGCTCCGGTGTCCTTGACCTGTGTGAAGAACGTCTGCAATCCCTGCGTGCCGTTCTGCGCGAGGTTTGTGACTGCCGTCGCGGCCGCGTTGATGCCGCCTGTGACGGCCGGTTTGAACAGGTTGAAGGCGTCGGTCAGGCCGCCGGTGACGGCCGCTTCGAGGTTTCCCATGGCTCCCTCGATGGTGCTGGTCGATGTCGCGGCCTGTTTCGCCACGTCGGTCATGCCGAGGTCCATCAATGCCTGGTTAAATTCGTCGGCGGTGATTTCGCCCTTGGCCATGGCATCGCGGAAGTTGCCCGTGTACGCCCCGTTCTTGAGCATCGCTTCCTGGAGTTTGCCGGATGCGCCAGGGATGGCGTCGGCGAGCTGGTTCCAGTTCTCGGTGGTCAATTTTCCAGCGCCGGCGGTCTGCGTGAGGACCATGGCCACGCTCTTGAAACTGTCGGCGTTGCCTCCGGCCACCGCGTTGAGGTTGCCGGCCGCCTCGGTCAGTTCCATGTAGTTGCCGATGCCGTTTGCCGCTAGCTGCGCGGTGGTGTTCTGGATGTCATCGAGCCCGTACACGGTGGCGTCGGCGTATTTGCGGGTTTCCTTCGCCGCGGCCTGCACGGCTTTGGTGTCGATGCCGGCGAAGCTCATGGTGTTCATGAACTTGTCGGTGCTGTCCGACATGTTCACCACGTCGCCGGCGAAGCCCTTCACCGTGTCCCACAGCGCGGTCACGCCCTTGACGGCCAATCCGCCGATGGCGCTGCCGAAAGCGGCCGCCGTCGTGGTGGTCTTCTCGAACGCCTTGACGGCATCATCGGCGTTGCCGGTGATGCGCACGCTCATGATCGCGCTGTGTGCCATTGTCAGTCCTTTTGTGTGTCTTCGGTTTCCTTGAGAAGCGCGGCGATGCCGGTGCCCCAATCGGCTTCATCGGCCTCGTTGCGCCATTGCCATGGCGTGCCGCCGAAGCGGCTGGCCAGAAGGAAAGAGAGCCATCCGAGCGAGCCTTGCGGCCACTCGGCTAATCTGTAGGGTTTTCAGTCGCGGCATCCTTGTTTTCGGTGGACTTGGCGATGTCGAAGGACGCCACGGTGTCGAGCCAATGGTCGAAGTCCGGGAGGTTGCGGCCGGCCATGCGGAGAGCGGCGTAAGTGGCGTATGCGCCGGTCCTAACCGGCGATTCGGTGATGGTGCCCCATCCGGCCTCGATGGCGTGCGCTTCGGCCTTGCAGGTCGCGCGCATCGTGATTGGGACGATTTCATGCTTGCCGTCGGTGTAGGTGATCTGTGTGCTTGCCATGTTATTTTCCTTTCACTTGCTTCAATGTCTTGTCAATGAAGTCCTTGTAGACCTTTTGCCATTGGCTCTCGGTGGAGGCGACGCCGTTGTTGACGAAGAGCCGTGGCCGGATGTGCCGTTTCGGCCAGCCGTAATTGATTGGGCCCGCGTATGGCACGGCCTTGCGGCCGGCGCGGATGACGCCGGCGCGTTTCGTCGCTCCGACACGCAGGCTGCCGGCCAGCCGGCCGGTCTTGCCTCGTGGGGCGAGGTTGCGGACGGCGGGCAGTGCGATCTGCGCGGCCTCGCGGTTCACTTCCTTCAGGTCGTCCATGTCCGCGCCGGCCTTGCGCATCGTCTGTACGAAGCGTTTCTGGCCGACGACCATCAATGCCTTGCCGGCCATCACTTGCCCGTGTACGGTGCGTGGGCGACGTTCGTGACGGCGAAGCTCAGATCGTTCGTGTTCTTCGATTTGACGTCGCCGCCGATGGCGATTGGCGCGATGGTGACGTTGAAGGTCCACTGGATCTTGCCGGTCTGGTTCGGGACGAACTGGGCCGGCAGCGTCTCGCCCTTGTGGTCGAAGAGCCAGACGGCCAGACCGTCCTCGCTGAAGTCGTCGCCGACGGTGCCCTCGAACGTCCACGTGGTCGTGGTGTTCGTTTCCTCGGAACCGTCCAGGAACGTCGTCGGGTCGTCGCTGCTGTTCGACGGGTTCAATTGCGCCTTGGTCAGGTCGGCGCTGAAGTCCCTGCCGTTTTCGGTGTCGGTGATTTTGAAGATGCCTGGTCCGAGCGTGCGGATCTTTCCAGCCATGATTGTTTTCCTTTCCTTGTCTTATTCGGTTTCCAGAGCGTTCAACGTGACCTGGTAGGCGGCGAGTGTGCCGGCCCCTGCGAGGTTCCATGTCGCAGGCGTGGCCTTATGGAGGTTCAGGCCACGTTCGGCGAGCCGGTCGAGCGCTGTGAGGATGTCATCGACTGCGGATGGCTGCGTGGCCGGCGTGCCGGCGATGACGTCCAACGTCCAGACCGGTTCCGGCGGGCCCCATGACGGCCATTCCACGGCCGGCGGTTCGATGAACACGGCCACCTTGCCGGCGGCCGGGCGCACCAGCTGGGCGTCGATGCTGATACTGCTCACGAGCCCGTCGAGCATGTCGGCGAGCGTGGCCATGAGAGCGGCGCGTTGTTCCTGGATGTTCATGCGATCACCAGCCCGCCGGTGTTCACGCCCGCCGCCTTGAGTTTCGGCCAGACCGAGCGGAGCGGGTCGGTGGAGATCCTGAACGGTTCCACAGTCGAATCGCCCACGTCCATGACGCCCAGCCGGGCGTCGCGGCTGTTGTACAGATCCGCCGCGCACGACACAATGCAATCGGCCAGCACTTCGTCCTTGATGGATGCCGCGCCCACGGCGCTTGCCACATACGCCTTGGCGGCGGCCAGCTTCGCGGCCAAGCGTTCATCGTCACCGCTTGGCACGCCCACTTCGTCGCGAAGCTGGGCCAACAACTGTTCGTCGTTCATGCGGCACATCATGCGGCAGCGAACTTGACAGGCAACAGGCCGTCGGTGAAGGTCGCGGCCACGGCCATGTACCCGTACACCGAATAGTTGTCCACGATGTTCACTGGGTCGGTGTTGGAAAGCTGGGTGGGGCCGCCGCTCTCCCACACGGTGACGGCGGCCGGGTCGATGAACGCGGCGGTGCCGGTCGGGGCCTTCGGCAGCAAGTACACCGGCACGCGCATGAGGTCGCCCACCACGCCGGTGACGTCGAAAGCGCCGATGGTATCCGACCCCTTGCCGGAAATGTCCATGAACCGGTTGCCCGAGTCCTTGAGCTTGATAAGGGCCAGCGCCACGTCCTTGGAAACGCCCAGACGGGTCATGGCCGCGTTCCTATCGTCCATCACCTCGGCGGCGTCAAGGATAAGGCCGGCCCACTGATCTGTCGTCATGTCGTTCAAAGCGGCCGGAGCCGTGATGTTGTTCGGGTTGTCGGTCGCGTCGCGCTGGGACTTGATGAGGTCGTACAGGTAGGTGCGCACGGCGTTTTCGGTGGACTTCGCGTAGGCGTTGTTCAGGGCCTTCAGCGCCGTGTTGAGCATGGGGGTGGTGCTGCGCTCGATGGTCTGGCGCGAAAGCGTGGTGTAGCCGCCATAAGTGTTGATGTCGGCGGTCTTGGTGCCGAACTTCACCTTGCCGAAGGTCAGGGCCGCGCCCTCGGCGGTCTGCTTGTCCACGGCCGTGGTGTCCTCGGAGACCACGTTGTATTCCATGCTCATACCGGTGGCCGGCAGCGTGTCGCGGGTGAGGATGTTCGTCACCTTGCGGCGCTGTTCGATCAGGCGCAATTCATCGGCAATCCATGCCACGGTGTTGCCGGTGTCGCCGGTAACGATGGCGTCGCGGGTCTGGCGCATAAGGTCGATGGCGGCCGCGTGGTTGGCGTCGCGTTCGTCGCTCAGCGCCTTGAGATAGTCGCCGGCGGTGCGGAACTCGCCGCCCAGCTCGGCCGGCGGGGTGGTCTGGATGCCGGCGGCCACGGTGGCCTTGATGCCGCGCAGTTCCTCACTGAACGCCTCCAAGCGTTCGTTCATGGCGTTATCGCGCTGTTCGTTGTTGGTGTTGTCGCCCATAACGGGTGCCTCCATTCCTTCGTCGTTGTTGTTGGTTGTGATGGTCTGGGAACGCTGGCCGGTGATTTCGGCGGCTGGATACGCGGGGATGCCGGTAACGGCCACCTCGAACAGGTCGATTGCCCTACGGTGGACTTCGGTAACGCCGTCGTCCGAGTCGATAACCCTGTTTTCCACCGGCCTGAAGCCGATGCTGAAGCCGTCGTAGACGCCTTCACGCACCAGTTCGGCGGCTTCGCGCCCGCTTTCGGTGTCGGCCAGCTTCGCCACGACGTGCAAGCCGTCCGCTTCGCGGCGCATGTCGGTCAGCTTGCCGATAAGGTCGCCATGCTCGCGGCTCACTTTCACGGTCTTGCGGGTGCCGAAGTCGCAATCGGGGTCTATCACCTCGGCGTAATCACTGAACAGCGCATATCGCTGATTGAAGGGCACGGCCACGCCCTCCAAGGTCATGCCGTCGCCGGTGTCGCCGGTGTCACGCAAGCGTAGGCCGGTGACGTTGAGCGTGCGCGCCTCCATAAGCCTTTCGTCGTGCTCATTGCTCATTGGTGGTTCCTCCGATCTGTTGAATCTGGGCCGCCTGTTCGGGCGTCAACGGTGGCAAGCCCTCGCGGTCGCGCACGTCGTCCACGGTGAGCCACCCGGAGCCGATGGCGGTCTTGTAGGCGTTGTAACGGTCGGCCATATCGGCGCGGCGCGAACTATCCCAGTCGAAGCGCACAACGCGGCCACGCGGTAGCAAAGAACTTAGAAGTTCCTCGATCTCGCCCGTGTAGGCGGCCAGCGTGTAGTCCGCAAACTCAATCCACGATTGCTCGATGTTGGAATAGGTGAGGTTGCTGCCGTCCACGGCGGCAAGCATGATGCTGGCCGGGATGCCCAACAGGCGGGCGATCTGGGTGGTGTCGAACTTCTGTGTTTCCAAAAACTGAAGGTCGGCCGGCTTCATGTCCAAGGGCACATAGGTTAGGTTGCTGCCAACCACCTTGATGTCTCCGGCCTTGCCGGCCTTGCCCCAATCGTCCTTCGCCTGTTTCGCGCTGTCGGGCGTGATCTTCTGGTCGCTCTTCAGATAGCCCTTAACGTTGCTGCTATCGGTGTAGAACCGGGCCTTGTAGTCGCGGGCCATCTTCGCGCCCTCCACCTCTTCGCGCGCCGCCGAAATGGGGCCAAGGCCACGCAACCGGCCGGGAACGTTCAGGAACTTCAGGTGTGTGATTTCATCCGGCGTGTACTCGCGGCCAAGATACGAATAGCGAAGCACCGGCGCGGCGGGGTCGCGGCCATCGTCGCGCACGGTCACCAGAGACGGCGGCAAGACTTGGCACGACACCACTTCGCCGTCATAGCGCAGTTTGCGAACGAACGCGTTGCCGTCCAAGCACAGCGACGCCACGATGTCGCTTATGAAGTCGCGGCGGCTTCGGTTGGCGTCCGGGCGGTCGATGATGGACGTAAGCGTGTTGAGTTTCACGCCGCCGCGCATTTCGTGCAACGGCAAGCCGGCGATTGCGGTCTGGAGCACCTGGACGCCACGGAACACGGTGGACAGTTGCAGCGGGTCATACGCGGCCGTGCGGCTTGGCGGCATTATCTCGGCCGGCATGTCGTCCACGGCGGCCACGCCGCGCGTGATGATCTTGCCGGCGAAGCGTAGCCGCTGAAAAAAACCGAAGTCGTTCATGCGGCACATCATGCGCGCTCACGCATGGCCGTGGCGAGTGGCGCGCGCCATTGCCCGCCACAGTCCGCCACAGCCGTACATGGTCAGAATATTTGCAACGGCCCTTCGGGTTCGGGCCGGTGGGATACGCCCCACGCGGCAAGCATGGCGCTTTCGAGCGGTGATGTCTTGCCGGTGCTGCCGCGCCGTGATATGCGCCAAGCGTCGCCGCTCCATGCGCGCGCGCTGTTCGCCGCGCTGGCGTCCAGCTCGGTGTCGGCCGCGTGCCGCACGGTGCCGTTCTCAAGGCCGCTCACGAACGCCTGGCCCACGCTGAGAAAATCGCCGGCTTGCATGTCCACGAAACGCACAACCGGGTCGCCGTTGATGTCGGCCAACGCCTTCAGCCGGTCGCACAAGTCGCCGTTCGGTCCGCGCGAGTCCATGCACAGGGGCGCGTCGTAGGTGGCGCACAGCCTGGTTATCTCATTGGGTGCCGCGCCGGTGCCGTCCAGCACCTTGAGCAACTGCACGTTAACGGTGCCGTCGTGTTCCAATATTCCGGCGCTAATCGCCGTGTGGGTGGCGTCAACGTCCACGGCGGCACCGAACACCACAGGCCGGCCGGCCAAGTCGCCGGGCGCTATCGGCCAGCATGTGGTGGCGTTCCACAGGTCGGCCGATATGATGCGCTCGGCTATGCCCACGTCGCGCCGGTTGGCGAAGGCTCGCGCCCAACCGGCCTTGTTGTCCCCGAACTGCTGGCGGAAGTCGGCCAACTGGCGCAAGTCCCACAACAGGCCGGCGGCCGGGTGCCATCGTGCCACGGCCTTGAGGTCTTCGGGGTCTTCATCATCGGGCAAGCCGAAGTCGAACCACGCCGTGCGTTCGGGCACGTCGCCGGCGCGCAAGCCGTCCAACAGAGTGTTGAAGAACGTCGAAGCGGCCGTGCCTTCGGTCGATGTAATCCACATCTGTGGTTGCACGCCGGTGAAGCGCAAGCGGGTGTTCATGGTCGGCCCCAAGCCGTCCAAGATCATATAGCCGGCCTCTTCGGTCAGGCTAAAAGCCTCGTCCAGGGTGAATTTGTCCATCTGCACGCCGTGGCCGGCCACCTTCGTGACGGCCAAAGGGCGTATGAAGCTGCCGTTGGCGAACCGCTGTTCCATGCCGCCGTTGCTCAGTCGTGGCTTCAGGGCCAGCGGTGCCAGCCGGCTGTCCCTCAGTTGCTTCACGTATTCCTTGAAATGCTGTTCGGCGTCCTTGCCGGTCTGGGCAAGGTAATAGATCTTCCTATCGCGTCCAAGCTGGGCGTTGCGCGTGTCCTCGGTGTCTATCAACGTGCTTTTGCCGCACTGGCGGGGCGTGGTAAGCACGATGGTGTCATACCGGTACGTGCCTGTGGCGTCGTCCAGTTCGCCGGCCACGTCCGCGACGTACCGTTGCCAAGGCAACAACGGTTTGCCCAACAGTTCGGCAGTGCGCGCCACCACGTTGCCGTCTGTGCGGCGCGATGGGTCGCGGCGCGTTCCGGCTCGCATAAGCGGCGGTTCCCTGGTCATGCATTCGCCTCGGCCAAGTAGGCGGCCACGTCTTCGTCCACCTTCGGTTCCGGCGGGTACATGTCCTGAAGGCGCTGCACGTTGTCCAGGTACGTGTTCATGTTGCGGCTGATCTCCTTGCCGGCGTTGCGCTGTGTGTCGATGTTCTGGGCCAAGGACAACAGGCTGGCGCATAGCGTGGTGGCGAACGGGTCAAGGTCGCCGCCCGAACGCTCGGTAAGGCTCTCGATCAGCCGACGGGTGGCCTTTTCCTGTTGCCCGACGTGCCGGCCGGCGGTATCGTCGAAAATGTCGAACGTGTTTTGGCTCATTTATCCGTATCCTTTCTTTTCCTTGATGTTCCAACGTTTTCGTGCCGTTTTTTCTCCTGTGTTGGGGGGAGAAAAAACTGGGCGCGGGGTCTTTCCCGGCGCCGCGAGTTTAAAAAATCACCATTCCGGGCGCGTTGAAGGCACCGAAGATGGCATGGAACGCAAGCCAAGGGCCGCGAGCCGCTGGCGGCGGGCCGCTTGCCTCGCGTCTATCGTCTCTTGCGACAGGTGGAGGGCGTACCACTGGCGCACCAGCTGCCGGTGCATGCCGTTACGCGCCCGTGCCATGCTCTCGGCATAGCCGGGGTCCAGCACCTGTATGTCGTAGTCCAGCGCTATCCACTCGGCCAGCATCTGCGGGTGCTTGCGGCTGGCTGGTATGGTGCGCACCAGCCACACGTCCAACGGCGCGCGGCTCTTGGCGAACTGGCGGTAGGCGGCAGACCATGCCATAGCCACGGCCCGCCGCTGCTCCATGTCCGCTTCGTCCACGCGCATGGCGGCGGCCAGCGAAGCCCACGACACAACCGGGTCGCTTGGCTTCGCGTGCTGGGCTATGTAGTCCACGGCCTCCCGGTCGCATGAGCCAGGCGGGCACACGATCATGTGCAAGCGGCAGCCATAGCCATACAGCACGCGGTCTTGCCGCGAAGCGTTGCAATGCTTGCACGCGCGGCGTAGGTTCGGCACGGTGTCCTTGCCGCCATGCGCATGTGGCACTATATGGTCGTCTTCGGTGCCCACCTTCGTGCAGCCGGGCAGCTCCAACCAACAGTCGTTGCCCCACGCCGCTATCTCGGCCGAACGGATTGACGGGGCGACTACTTGCCTACGCGGCACTCTGGGCCGCCTTGCGCTTGCGCTGCGCTACGAACATGTCCAAGTCCGACAACTCATACAGCACTGGGCAGTTGGGAGCGTCCGTGGGCCGGTAGAACACCGGGCCGTAATGTTCGCCGCGCCACTTGCGCAACAGGCTTTCACTCACGCCCAGATATAGGGCCGCCTGCTTGGCCGTGAGCTTCGCACGTGGGTTCACAGCACACCAACCCAAGCCTTGAGCGATGTCAACAACTCGGCACGGTCGAACATCTGCACACTTCCGCGCCTCTCGGGCTTGCCCAAGATACCGTCGCTGATAAGCTGCTGCATCACATGGTCGCCGCTAGGGTCGGCCGTCGGCGCGATCTTGTTCAGTCGAAGCAGACTGATGGCAAGGGAACGCGCAATGGTGTCCGCTCCAACAGTGTCATGCTCCAATTGCCTGATATTCCATCGAATGGCGTTCTTGATGTCCTTCGTGCGCTGGGCCTTGTTCTTCGGCACCGTCCTCTTGGCACGTCGGCGTGTTGGCTTGTAATCAACCGAATAACCCATGTCTCGAACCTCGTTTCATATTGTGGGTAAGTGGATAAGAATTGTGGATAAGTGGATAAGAATTGTGGATGATGTGCCCTTCGGGTGGTGGGGCGTTAGAGCGGGGAACCCAGCCCGGAAAACACAAGATTGCTCAAGTGTTTTCCGGGTTAGGGTTCGCCATGCAAGGTTGCTTCGTAACGGAGCCGCGCCGTCGCACAGGTCAGCGGCCGAAGCCGCGCGCAAGGTCTCGCCGCACAACCCGGCACGCATGCCGGCGATGGTCCCCAGTTGCGCCCGAACAAGACGCCATGAAGCGATCTGTTAAACCCGCATAGCTCCCCGCTGGGGCCGTGGTAACCACCCGGCATTCCGGGCGTGTTTGTAACGCGCTGGGCAAAGCGCGGCCGGGTGCTTTATCACGCCTCACCAGCAACCGACCTTCGGCTGGGTCAAGGGCTATGAAGTTATCGGATGCCGTCAGTCGTCGTCGTTGAGGAAATCATCCAGAAGGACGATCGAGAGCACCAGCCCCAGCATGAACAACACGAAGGGGCTGAGCAGAATCAGAAGAACGATCTGGATGAAACGTTTCACTGCTCGAAGCATCGCGCTATCTGCCTTTCCAAGTCCTCAAGCTCGACGCCGTTGAACGGGACGCGCACCGTCATGCCGTCCTCCGTCTCGACGATCAGCTCGAAGAAGCAATGTCGTTTGCCGTCCACTCGTTTGACTGTGACGCTCATTCTTGGGCTCCTTCCCATTCACGGCGGGCACGCCTAGCGTGCGTCATCGCCTTGTTGATCTCGCCCTTCATCGCCTGAAGGTCGCCCATGTCCAAGCCATCGAACCCGAACGTGCTTCCGGCCACCTTGATGCGGCACTTGAAGTCGTAGGGTTTGCCGCCGGTGCATTCCGACGGGTCGACGTCCAGCACCTGGAAGTAATTGCTGGTGCATTCCGGATTGAAAACGCTCATTTCACTGCTCCTTGATTCATGGATGGACGGTTAGGTTCCTTCCTCCGCAGCGATAGGCTTGTAATCGCACAAACCAAACCTTTCAAACAACGAAGGAAGGAAGAACAATGAGTGACGAAAACACGTTCGATTTCGCCCTTTACCTGGGAACGACCACGCCGCTTACCATCACTGGTGCAACGGCCTCCACGGTCAGTGAACTCTCCGAACGTCTGAAGTCCGGTGACAGCTTCATCCAGACCGTCAGGTTTCCCGACATGAGCATCCACGCCATCACCATCAACCCCAAGGCCGTTCCGTGGTGGCAGATCGATGCCGGTGACGTCGTGCTTCCCATGCAGATCTTCTAACGCCGCTGGGTCGTCGAGCGTGGCCATGACACCACGCTTGACAATCGCGGCCTGCTCTGGCGTCAACGCCTGATTATGGATGTACACGGCGCGCGCATTAAGGACGATGCAGCCCTCGCCAGCCATCTTCACGGATTCAGCCGAGACCACGACAATGGAGCCGGCAGCATCATGGAGCAGCATCACTTCACCCCCAATGGCTCGCGGCCAAGCACGAGATCAGTGGAAACGTCGAAAAAGTCGGCTATGCGCGACACATCACGCAACGTGAAATTTGAGCGGCCATGGAATTTGTCGCTGATGGCCTGCTCGGAGACGCCTAGCTCATGCGCCAGATCGCGCTGTGTGACGTGATTGTCTCTCATGAGTTTTCTTATCTGACTAATCATTTAAAAACTTTCAGACTAAAGATTTGATGAAGTTCTAGACCAAAGATTAACCATATGACGTAGCCAACACGCCGAGTACTACGCTAAAACCGTAGTAAAATGAATTTCATGACAATGCTAGATATTCAGCCGAGCGCTACATTGCGCAGGCAGGACGTTGTTGCGATGAATGCGAACATGATCTTGTCCAACAGCGGTTTAATGAAGAAGGACCTTGCTAAGGCAATGGGACTCTCGCCGCAATCGATGGCGTCGAGGCTTCAGAGCAAGGCCGATTGGACCATTGACGAAACTTGCGCGGCGGCCGATTTCTTCGGCGTCCCGTTGATGGCTTTGCTGGATGAGAACTTAACGCCAGCAAAAGCCATGGAATATATAAAAAACCGCCGTTCCGATAATGGGAACGACGGTCAATTGGTAGCGGGGCATGGATTTGAACCATGGACCTCTGGGTTATGAGCCCAGCGAGCTACCGAGCTGCTCCACCCCGCGTCGGCTTGCCTTCATTGAGGCAGCTTTAACTACTTTACGGATGTTGGCTAATAAGTCAAATCGGCGTGTCGCATATTGCGCTGCTAGTGAAATCGCATATCCGATAACGCGTTATCCGTTTTTCGTATAACGCTGCGGACCGTCGATGAAAACCGCCGAATACGCCATATCCGGGTCCGCACCATAATAGGAAACATGCCTATCAAGATTCCCAGCGGCCTTCCGGCCAGAGACATTCTCGACTCCGAGCGCATCTTCGCGCTCGAAAAGCCCGAAGCGGAGCGCCAGCGTGTGCGTCCGCTCAAGCTGGTGATCCTGAACCTCATGCCGAAGAAGATCGAGACCGAAACGCAACTGCTGCGTCTGATCTCCAAGAGCCCGCTGCAGGTCGAGGTCGACTTCATGAAGACCTCCACCCACGAGGCCACGCACGTGAGCGCCGACCATCTGGTGAAGTTCTACGAGACGCTCGATGCGTTCAAAGACAACTATTACGACGGTCTTGTGGTGACGGGAGCGCCCGTCGAGCACCTCGATTTCGAGCAGGTCGACTACTGGGACGAGTTCAAGCAGATTCTCGACTGGGCTTCCACCCACGTCTTCTCCACCATGTACCTGTGCTGGGGTGCGATGGGCGCGCTCAACTATCGGTACGGTGTGCGCAAGGAGCTGCTGCCGGAGAAGCTCTTCGGCGTGTTTCCCCAGTATCTGCAGGACGAATACTGCTTCCTCACCAACGGTTTCGACGAGATCTGCCTGCAACCGCATTCCCGCCTGGCGGGGATCAACGAGGGTGATATCGCCCATAATCCCGAGCTGCAGGTGCTCACGTGGGGTCCGAAGTCCGGCCCGGGGCTCATCGCCACGCGCGACTTCTCCGAAGTGTTCGCGCTCGGCCATTGGGAATACGGCAAGTACACGCTCGCCGAGGAATACGAGAGGGATATGAAGAAGGGCATGACCAACGTGCCGTTCCCCGAAAACTATTTCCCGCATGACGATCCGAAGCTCGAACCGCTGTTCGCCTGGCGCGCCCACGCCAACCTGCTGTGGCGCAACTGGCTCAACTGGGTCTATCAGACCACGCCTTACGATTTGAGCGAAGTACCGCAGCTGCGCGAGGAGAAGCGCCTCGGCACCGACCGTTCGATCCGGCACGAGCCCGGTTCTCCGCGTGTCGACGCGTTCACGCCATTCTCGCACGATGGATACGGTGTCATTCGCGGCTGA